ACGGCTGGGGTCAAGCCAAACACGTGGGCCGCGACAGGCAAGCCTAGCGACATCATTCGTACTCTCTTCGATTACGTGTGCCGCAATGGCTTTTCATCTGCAACCGATATTCTCCCGCTTTTGGATGCGGCTAGCCTGTACCCGGCTGGTAACATCCCGGAGGAGCTCACGGTTTACGACATGGAGCGAGAGTTCGGGTCTCTGTTTGATGCGATCAAGGAGATTGCTGACATCTTTGACCTCGGGTTCCGACTGTACAAGGGTGACGACGACGGTAAGCTATACTTCGATGTCTACAAGGGCAGCGACAGAACCAGCAGCCAAACCAGCATCCCTGCGGTCATATTTGCTGAGAGTCTTGACTCACTTCAGCAGGTATCGGAGCTCACCAGTGTTGCCAAGTCTAAGAACGTGGCGCGAGTCCAGGGTATCGATCGTGTAGTTACGGTCTATGCCGATGGCGCTAGTATCACGACCGCAGGCTTTACCAAGCGCATGATGTACGTTGACGCGACGGATATTTCGTTCGTTCCGCGGACCAACACCATCACTCTTGCTCAGGAAACTGCCCTTAACAAGGCCGTGGCACTGACCTCGGCTCTGGCTGCCCACAAAATTGCCCTTCAGAAAGTCCTGGACAAGGTTCGCTTTGCCACAGGGGAAGCCGCCCTTATTACCGCGTTCACCACTGCTGCTGTAACGGCAACGACGCTGACCGCTGGTGATAAGACCAACATCGACGCCGCTGTAAGTGCATCTACTGCACTTGAGGCAGCTGAGAACACGGCTATGAACACCGCTCTTACCGCTCGTGGGACACAGGAGCTGGCAAAGAACCGGTCCATTTCTGCGTTTGATGGTGAGATTACGCAACTCAGTCCATACAAGATTAACCGGGACTATGGCATGGGCGATCTTGTTGAGATGCGGAACTCGCAGGGACTCACTAACCAAATGCTTGTTACGGAACAGATCTTTGTTTCAGACGCAAGTGGAGAGCGGGCATATCCTACACTCACCATCAAACGCTTCATCACTCCTGGGTCTTGGTTGGCTTGGGAGAACACGCAGGTCTGGCAGGATGCTCCTGGCACCTGGGCTACGTCCTAGAAAGGGGACTGACACATGGCTATCGGAGACGACGCCACCACTGCGGGTTATCCGCTAGTCCCGGACACGGGCGAAGACGGTAAGGTTAAGTGGGGTGCTCGCGAGTTTAACCGCACGCGTGACTTCATTGCGCAGGTAAAAGCTGCTCAGCCCGTCGGCACAGCTGCCTATCAGGCCGCAGCAGGCATTACCAAGGGTACGGCCGACCCATCCGGTGGGGCAGATGGAGATATCTACCTCAAGGTTCTACCCTAGGAGGTGAGAGATGCAGACAACTAGAATTGGTCCACATAGCGTCACCGGACCGTCAACGGACTTCTACGGTGGCGCCGATATTGTGGCACAGAGTCAAGCCGGTAACTACTCAGTTGTCCGTGTCTCTGCCACCGCCATCAACCGAGGAAACACCTCTTCATACGATGGCTATTCGGGCTCTCATAGCATGTCTATTGACGGCTATGGTGGCTCAGCCAGTTATTCTGGCACAATGCCGTCAGGGTATGGGAACGGTGCTACTCGATGGGACCAGACTGCTGATATTACGGTGGCACACGACGCGGATGGTAACAGAGCCGCCGTCACGCTTCGTCATGTCATGTCTTGGCCCGACCTACCAGGAACCAATGCCACGGCTTCATTTGGTGGGTTCCCCCGTATTCCAAAGCCGCCTACTGCTCCGGGAACTCCGGTTGTGTCAAACTTGGTGTCAACGACACTGACGCTGACATGGTCGGCTTCTACCGACAACGGTGGGTCCGCTATCGATGGATATTTGGTTCGACGATGGGACAATGCTGCGGGAACGGGCGCCTATACGGACATATCCCAAACAAACACTCTTACAAGGGACCTGACTGGGCTTAACCCTGGCCAGGAATACCGATTCGTCATTTATGCCCATAACGGCTCAAACGGGCAGTACTCGCCAGCATCCACTGCAGTTGTAGTTCGGATGTTGTCCGGGTTCTGGGTAAAATGGCTTGGCGCTTGGAAGAGAGCAGTACCATATGTCAAGGTAGCTGGCGTATGGAAAGCAGTAACGGTCTATGTCAAGACTTCTGGTGTCTGGAAGCTTGGCAGCTAAACAAACAAGGAGAAGAAATGACTGACACCAATACCCCCGAAGACCACACGACCCCGATCACGACCCCGACGGGCCTTGTGCTCTCGAGCCGTGCGTACAACAACATCAAGTGGTTTGTCCTGATTTTCCTTCCGGCAGTTGGGGCTCTCTACTCCGGTGGGGCGCTTATCTTCGGATTCCCGTTCGTTCCGCAGGTTGTGGGAGGCGCAGCGCTGATCGCGGTGTTCCTCGGCAGCATTCTGGGCATTTCGAACAGTAATTTCCAGAAGAACGGTGCTGATGGGTCGATCAACGCCAAGATCGTTGGTGGGGACGTCGTCCTGAGCAAGATCGCACTTCCCAACATCACTCCTGAGGAGCTGGCGAGCAAGAAGAGCATCACCATCCAGGTCAACCAGTCCAAGGGTTACTCGCAGTAAAAACACGGGTTATAGTGACACCTCTGAAAGGAATCTCCGTGCTTTTTGCCAAAAGAACCAAAGCAGACACCTCAACGCTCAAAGACAACTTTGACGCACTCAACACCGCTCTCGGAAACGAAGAGCCCGGCACCACCGCTTACCAGACAATCCTGGATCAGCTGAAGACCGTGAACGAAATGATGACCAAGAACCCCCCCTGGTCCTTCAAACCGTCCCCGGACGTCATCCTGACCTCGATCGTCACCATCGGTCTCGCCGTGGCTATGATCAAACACGAGCAGTTGAACGTCTTTACGTCTAAGGTCGTTGGGCTCATGCCCAAACTCATGAAGTAACCAACACCAACACAACTCAAGAATCGTCACAGCTAAAAGTCATGCTCCCATTGCGGGAAACATGGCTTTTAGCTTTTGCCTCTTGTATCACTTTCGCACTTTTTACACGGGCTATAATGACACCTACGAAAGGACCATCATGCTCCACCGCATACAACTAACTTTCGGGTCTGATAATAACCAACCTACAATTGCTCGTACCCAATCAATTGTTGCATCCATCAAAACGTTGTACACGTATATAGGATTCGCGGAAGCGCCTCTTACATTACCAGTACAACCTGGCGAATGGTACGTAACAAAAGATGGTACACACATGTACGCTGTGTTCTATATTGCAGAATCCGAAAACTGGTTAACTGCTGAAGATCTCGAATTACTCTCGACCGTTTTAGTGTAACGTCTAAAGCCCCTCACACGGGCTTTAGCTTTTGCCTCTTGTATCACTTTCGCAGGTATTACACGGGCTATAATGACACCCATCCCAACTTAAGGAATAATTATGGCAATCTCAATTGAAACGCTTACCAACCTCCAAGCAACCCTCGAAACCGAGTACGATGCCCAAGTGCAGATCTTCATCGATATCCGTGACAACACGACTTCCGATGAAGTAAAGACTTTGGCTAACCTCGCAATCGATGGATTGACTAAGGAACACGTAAGTGCTCACACTGAAATTAACAATCTCATCCTCAAGCACCTGTAGTCACAACCGACAGCCCCTCACACGGGCTTTAGGTTTTCCGTAGCGCACATTTTACACGGGCTATAATGACACCTACGAAAGGACCATCATGTCACACAAGACACGAACCGAAGAAATCACCGAAGCCGCACAGGCCGAGATGGACAGACTCGAGATCGACTACACCACGGAAAACCGAATCGGCTTTCTCTCAGGAATGAGAGATAGCTGGATCGCTGACTCGGAGCAGTCGCTCGACAAGACTCTGTACATCTTCGCCATCAGCGGAGAGATCTCCAGGCTCACCTTGATGCAAATGTTCCAACGCTAGACCACAAAGCCTACAACCCAACTACACGGGTTTTAGGTTTTCAAAAAATTGCCCGGGAGGGAATTTGGTCAAAACAATCGCAATCAATACATGGGTTATAATGACACCTATGAAAGGAATCAAAATGTACATCCACATCAACAAAGAACTCGTTGTTGCCAAGCTGAAGCACATCGCCAAACCTGCCGCCTACGTCGTAACTGCACTAGTAGTTATTGCCGGAGTAGCAGTAATGGTCGAACGCTTTTCCCGCAAGGCAGACGGCTCTCACGACCTGTCCATTTAAACCACAAGGTAAACTTAAGGCCCTCAAAAAGGGTTTTAAGTTTTGCATCTCGCAAAGATTACATAGGTTATAATGACATCCATTGAAAGGACAAAACAAATTGAAGAACACCATCTCCTCCATCGCCAACACCGCTGCTGGGATCGGATACCTTGCCGCCATCGGCATTGCATCCATCCCCGTCGTGATCGGCGAGAAGGTCAACGCTCAGATTCTCAAGTCGTTTACCGGCGAATAATGCTCAAAACTAAGACCCTACACGGGCTTTAGTTTTTGCCTCGCGCATAATTTACATGCGCTATAATGACACCCACCAATCTAACAAAGGACACTCAATGCTGAAAATTGATCCCCTTGCCAAGCTGCTCATCTCTGTACTGACTCCTGTCGCCACCTCTCTCATCGAGGCCGGCGTCAAGAAGGTCCAGAAAGAACGCCAGCTGCGCAAGGACAACATCTATGTTCTCCCCAAGAAAGCCTATGGAAAGATCCACGCTTAGTCAACTTAAAGCCCCCTAAACCTGGGCTTTAGGTTTTCCCTTTCGCAAGTTTTACACACGGTATAATGACACCTACGAAAGGAAACACCATGACCAACACCGACAAGCTCGGCAAGACTCAGGCCGCTCTCTTCCCCATCGCTGATGAACTCGTCCACGCTGGCCGTCTCATCCTCGCTCTCAAGACTATCATCTACGCCACTCGCGTAGACATTATGCTCGTGAGCAAGGCTGCTTCGACTGCCCGCTACGACCGAAAGATCGCCA